ATTTAATAAATCCATACCTTTTAATGCATCAACAGTAGCATCAAATTTTTTAAACATATATTCTTCATCTTGTCTAAATCCTAATTTAAACTCAACCCAACTACCACTTTCAAATGAAACTAAAACTGTTGAAAATGAACGATTACTTATATATCCAGTTCCTGTTTGCACCTTAGCATTTGGATATAATTTTGAATACTTATCAAGAGTATAATCTAATATTTGATTTTTCTTAGTATAATTATCAAATCTCCATTGTTGATCTTCATTAAATTCATTTAATTTAACTAATAATGTGGATGGTTTATAAGCTCTATATTGTGGAGTTATCATACTACATTCTAATTTATCACCTTCTCTACCAACACTTGATTTTGTAGTTACTAATTGACCATTATAAAATCTCTTATGTACTAAATAAACACCACCACTTACAGTGTTAACTGTTACTTCTGCATTAAATTTATTATCACCCCACCCAAATGATCTTTCAGTTGTACTAACTCCTATTTCAAAATTTCTTTTAAAATTAACATCTTCTTCAAAACCAGCATCAGTAAGCAAATCTATCATTTTCTTTATACTTGCTACTCTATCAACTACTTGTTGATTTTGTCTTTCAACAAATGAATTAACATCTGATTGTTGTTCTGTGTTTAATACTTGGAATAATTCTAATTGCTCTAACATAACCTTTATTTGTTTTTAATTAATATTTGGGCTCGCACCCGTTTTACTTTGTAAATATACGAACTCTATTTACGGTAGCCAAATTTTCTTGTGGGAGTCTTATTCAGACTCATAATGCCAAGCCCAATCTTGATCAGCTGAACATTCAATAACAATGTCCTCTGGGTTGTTTAATCTCCAATCTCTAACAACCTCTTCACCATGTTTATTTACTAAAATTTCTTCAATTGCAGCCGCAACTGAATTGCTTTCATAATATTCATCATATGTAATTATGCCATTATTTGCTGCCATAAACATTTCTGAGTCTTCATTTGATATTTCTTGATATCTTGCTTTTTCATTTACCATAACCTTTATTAATTTTAATTTTGTTTTCCGGCGTTTTGCCTTATTTACGTCGTAAATATACGAACCCTCTCTGCGGTAACCAAATTTTTACGCGGGAATATTAAAAGACTTTGAAATATCTTCGATTTTATTAATTTTAATTTTAACATTACCTAATTCAAATTCACCAATAGATCCATTATCTTCAACTATTTGGTTAAGTTTTGTTATATATTCAAAATCAATAGCTGTAAAATTATTACCATCTATAGTAACAACAATATCATCACCACCATTAAACCAATCTTTAATAGTATCTAATCTAGGGTTTGAATTATTAATAATTATCTTTTTATTATATACTGGTACTAATATTGGATGACCAAAACTATCATTTTGTATCCAACTACCCCACTTTTGGAGATAATGTTTTCTAGCATTTTCCTCAAATTGTTTAAATTCATCATCATTTTTACCAACTTCTTTATTCCATCTATGACCTCTACAGGTTAAATGATAAACTAAAGCATCCCTACTTTGAATTAAACCATAACCCTCTATTAACCATCTTTGAAATATATCTGAGTCTTCATAAGGAAAAGGTGCAAATTTAGGATCGTGACCACCCATAGCTTGAAAATCTTTTTTATACAAAATCCAAGGGGCAAACATTCCTTTAGTTATCAAATTATGAGAAAGACTTGATTCTTTTTTAGCAAATTTATAAAACCCTTCTATATCTAACGAATCAAAATCAAGTCCAAAATCTTTAATTATTTTTTCATGCCCTTCAGGATGTAAGGGAGGTTCTACTCTAGTAGCACAAACTACCATACCTGGTTCTAAATTTTTAATTAAATTTTCAACATAACCGGGGGCTATATACATATCTGCATGTAATATTCCTACTATATCATTTTTAGCTTTGTCAATTCCCTTATCATATAAAATAGTATGTCCTACCCTAATATCTTCCCTCCAAAATATTAAATTTTTATCATCTAATGTTTTTAACCATTCAAAGGTACCATCATCTGATCCATCATCTATTAATATTAACTCTACTTTATCAGTATAATGTTTTCTTACACTACTATAAGCGTTTTTTAAATGTCTTAAATTATTATAACTAGGTATTACTATACTTATCATATTAGTTTATTTATAGGTTGGTTTACATATTGATAATGTAATATTCCACAAGTTGATAAATTTTTAAAACTTGGATCTACTATAGAATTATATATAACCCTCTGAATTAGTAATTTAAATTTGTCTTTTGGTATCATATCAGACATTTTTAATTTATTTCTAGTGGCCATTTTACCCGTTTCATCTTCACAGCATACAAAATATCCATTTAATTTAGGGTGAAATTTATATTCGGGGTCAATTAATTTAATTTTTTTATCATTTTCTTCATAATCTAAATGTTTTTGTTTAACATCTTCTAAATTATATATATAATCTATTTTACTTACATCTAAAAAATAAAAGTTAGTTTGAGGAAAAAATGTTTGGTTTGCTATAAGCTCTATATCATTTTCCCATTCTAAACATCTTTGAGCTCCTATACCATTTGTATAATAAAAATCTGAGTCATTGTTTAATTCTAAATCATATGCTTCTTCCAATATAACAACATGATCCATAGTTTTACATATAAATTTATAATTACGTGATTTGCATAATTGTATTAATGATTCTTCTTGCTCACATAAAGATCTAACGTTAGTAAAATTAGTTTTATTATGAATATAATCAACACTATTAAAATGATTATTAAATAATTCTTCAATTTTATCTTTGTATTCTTCTCTTATTTCTAATGATTTATAATTAACACAAATAATAGTTTTTTTAAATAATTTATTAAAATCTTTATTTATTGATTGTAAGTGATTAATTCTATCAATATCTTCTTCACCCGCTATATATGCAGGTAAAACAATGGCATCACATTTTTGTATTATTTCTTTAAACCGCATATCATTCCATATTGATTAAATTCAGGCATTGAGCCCCATTTTTTAAGCCATTTTTGAGCATTATCTCTTTCAGCTTTAATTTGCCTTTCAGATGATTTATTATCATTTTCTTCTAACCTATGACTTCCTCTAGCACCAAAATGGTAAACTAGTGATTTTGTAGTTAAAACAAACCCAAATCCACTTTGTAGCATTCTTAAAAATAAATCCATATCATCCCAACTTGCGGGTGCAAATAAAGAATCATTACCTCCTATTTCATCCCAATCTTTTTTTCTAATTAACCCGGATACTCCTTCACCTTTAGGTATTTCAAAATCATTTGTATCAGTAAATTCTTTAGCCCATAAATCAAATATTTGATCTTTAAAATCATTATGATAAGCACCAAATGTTTCCTTAGGTACTATTACTGTTCCTGGTCTTTGATCTGGGTTGTTAAACATATTAGGTTCAACTCTATGAGAATTAACCCATAATTTTTGGTTTGGATATTTTTCAAATACATCCATTAATTTAATATCCCAATCTTTAGTAACATAAAAATCAGAATGTAAAAACATTATAAATTCAGTTTCAACTTTATCAGCACAAAAATTCATACCACCACCAATACCTAAAGGTATTTCATTTTTATCTATGTAAACATCTAATTCATATTTATCTTTATTTTCTATTAACCACTTATCCGTTCCATCATTACAATTTTCAGCATGAATAATAAATGGAGCATCTTTATAATGACTATTTTTTCTAACTGAATCAATAGCTATTTTTAAATAGGGTAAATTATTAAAGGTGCTTATACAAAATGTTATCATATTTAATATTTAATAGGTAAATCACAATTAGACTGCATAACAATCCCCATATATTGTGGTTTTAAATGTTCTTCTGTCCACCCTAATTGTTTATAAAAACTATATTGTGCTTCATAATGGAAGCATTTAAATAAAGGATCACAGGGCATAAATTTATCTCCTTTAGCTAATGTAGCTTCACCATACCAATTTAGTTCATTTGGTCTATCTGCAAATGCTTTTATTATTCCAATTTCCTTGTCTAACCACTCCCAAACTTCAGTATTCCAAATAAATGGGTTAGGACCATAATGATATATTTTACCCTCTCTATTAAATACTCCTTTAATAAAATTATAATCTTCTTCATGTGACTCTCTAGGGTTAAAGGGAAAGCACTCTTTATGATATCTATCAGTCCACTCTAACATATCTCCATGTTGAGTCATAACCATATAAGGTATATCTTCTTTATATAAAAAATCTTTAATATAAAAATCTTTAAAGAAATAACAATCACTATCTAAACTTACATAATATTTACTAATTTTTAATTTATAAAAAAATGCTTTTATATATTGTTGATAATGCCACCCACTAGGTATTTTATGTTCAAATACACTTTCATCTTCTATTATCTGGGTGTAGTGTGGTAATTTATCTTTAAATAAATTTATATCCTTAGATGGTACAGATACATAAAAAGGTATATTATCTTTATTGTATCTTTTAATACTATTAGATAATTCTATAACCCTATTTAGGTCTTTATCATAACTTTTACAATATAATACTATATTTTCCATTATTTTGTTTTCCAAAAACTATAAATACCTTTATCTAATTCGTAATTTTCCCATACAAATCTTTCTTTCATTGGTTGTTTTTTAGCCCAATTCCACATTTGTGTTAAACCTTCTTTCATTGAAGTTTTATGTTTAAAACCTAATAAATCAATTGATTTTTGATATGTTGGTATTGAATGTTTTACTTCATGTCTAGCTTCTAGATATAAAATTGGTATTTCAAAATCAATTTTACCTTCTGTTTCTTGTAATACTTCAACTAAGGTTTCAGCAGCTTGACTTATTGATATTTCTTCAATACCTCCTAAATTAATAATTTCTTTACTGGCCTCAGGTCTTACTGCTGAATTCCATAATGGTTCTAATGAATCATCAATAAAACTAAAAGCTCGTGTTTGTTCACCATCCCCAAATATAGTTAATGGTTGTTCTGTTAAATATTGATACATCCAAATACCAAGCACGTTTCTATATTTGTCCCAGATATTTTGTTTAATACCATATACATTGTGAGGTCTAATAATACACCAATCTAAATTATGTTGTTCACCTGCAATTTGGATATCCATTTCACAAGCATATTTTGCAACTCCATAAGGATCAATTGGTGATTGTTGCTGTCTTTCATCAAATATACCACCACTTCCATGACCATATACAGCTAATGTAGACGTAAATACCAATCTTTTAACATTATGTTTTATACATTCATTAACTATGAGGGCCGTTGATTTTAAATTATTATCATAGTTGTATCCACGTATAAAAGGCGATAAACCTTCAGCAGCATATGCTGCAAAATGAAAAACATAGTCTGGTTTATGTGTTTCAAAACAATTTTCAATTGGATGTTCTGTTAGATTCATTTGCCAAAAATTAACTTTCGGATTAATGTTTTCTTCATAACCACCACTTAAATCATCAATCCCAATAACTTTATATTCTGGTTTGTTTTCTATTATCCAATCAGCTAATCTACTACCTAGTAATCCAGCTACACCTGTTATTAATACTGTTTTATTCATTTATTCTATTTATTAAATCTTGGGCTACAGCCTTAGTGGTTAAATTTTCTTTAAAGTATTTAAACATTTCGTCCAATATACGAAAATATTCTTGCTCATCAAAATTATCTTTTAATTTATTTCCTTCTATAATTAACTCTTTTGGAAAATTCCATAAAGTATTCTTAGGACAAAATTTTATATCAGGGAAATAGGGTAAACAATAATTACCCATTATTTCATAATGCCTCATACAATCCCACCCTGCTTTTTTTTCTGTAATACCGAAATTTGATTTATTATAATCATCATAATATGATCCTTCATCTGTAAATATATAAGTACTTTTATCTCCTGGTATTACAGTTCCTATGTATTGGGTTTTTGATTTATTTATTTTTGATAAATGCATTTCAGGATAACTAAATGTTATAGGTTTTATATTAGAGGGTAAATTAGTAAAATCTGGTAGTTCTCTTTTAAAGTATAAATAACCTTCATTAACTACTTCTGAAAGTTGATCATCATCATTTCCATCTAATAATGCTATTTTTTCCTTAGGATAAATTTTACTTACTATATTAAATAAATGAGTGCAACGTCTAAAATTACCATAAATAATTAAATCAAATTCTTGGTTTTCTATTTTATCCCTCATTTCATCAAAATACTTTTGGGCTTCCATTCTATTACCAAAAACTCTTTCATCATAATCTTTATCTAAAAGATAAAAAGAAGTCATTCCTCCCCAAAAATGTCCTTCCATGTTACCACTTCTAAATAAATGATCAACAGCTCCATTTTTATTTTCTTTATATAGATGAACGGGTGGTATAAAAGCGGTTACATCTTTACCATATAATTCTTTTAATCCATGAAAGGTTAAATCATTTAAATAATCACTTATAAAACCTCCACTTTCAAGAGCAATTTGTTCAAAATCTGTTATGTATAATATTTTCATTTGAATATCTTTTTAAATTCTTCTACTGATATTAAATTTAATAATTCTTTTCTATTTTCATCTAAGTATTTATAATTTAAATCTAAATCTATGGGAATTTGAGTTTTATCTTCGTTATTAACTATCACACCACAACCACAATCAGTATCAACTACATAACAATCAAATGCAGGGTGTGTTTGTTTAAACTCAACATATGCTTTCCAAACATCACCGTGCCAGGTAACACATTGTCTAGGAACTAATTGTGATTCATAAGTTAAAGGATTACAATCATGCATCATTATAATACCATTAGGTTGGATATGTTTTAAACTATTTTTTATATCTTTTTTTACTTGGTCATAATGGTGTAATCCATCTATAAAAATAAGATCATATTTAATATCATGACCTTTAATAAACTCAAAAAATTCATCTGATGTTACAGGATAATTTACTTTTGGGTGAACAATACCTTCATGGCCTGGGTCTACACCATCTTTATGTTCTGCTTTTACATTGCTAATACACTCTCCAGTAAATACTCCTATTTCTAAATAATTAACAACATTATAAGTATCAACTAAATGGTTTAATAATTCATATCTTTGTATTTCTCTCATAAGGTATTATAGTAATTATTTTGTTTTTCTTGTCTATCAATTCCTTTAGGGTGGTATAATGCTAATTCCTCCATATCAGGAAGTTGAGAGTAAGTTTTATGACCTTCTAATACTTCATGTACTTTATTTACCCATTTAATTTTTGGAATATTTTTCCAAACACGCCATTGATAATCAGGCCAATTAACCCAACCTTTAGAATTTACCATCCATCCCCATTTTTGGATATGTCCTTCAGTTAATCCTTTTACAGTATTAACTCTAGGAACTAAATATACTTCATTATCTGGGTTAGATTTAATTATTTCTGGTAGGTTAATGATTAAACTTTCATGTGGGTATTCATCAGCATCAATCTGAAATATATAATCACCAGAACACATTTTAGTTAATTTATTTTTCCAATTAGCAAAGTGATTTTTAAATGTAGCAGCTTTATATACTACATTATTTTCATCTTTTAATTCAGAGACACGAGACCATACTTCAGGTGAACCATTTTTTTTATCAAATAAAACAACAATTTCATCTTCTTTTCTTCTATATTTTAAAAGAAAATTTAATAATTTAGTTATTTCATTTAATTCATTACATACTGTAATTGCATAACTTATTTTCATATCTATTCTGGTAATACTCCAATATACGAAAGTGCTTCCATAAAATCACGTTCTCCAAATGTTTCCATTGTAGACATATCAGGTTTGTGGGTTAATTTATTGTCAACCTCTTTTAATTCATCTTCAGTTAAAGGTCTTGCTTTTACTGCTGCCCACTTCCATGTTGATTTATCTTGACCATTAGCAAAAACCATTCCTAATTTTTCTTCATTTATAGTAGTAGGTAACCAAATAAGTCCCGTTTTTTCATCTACCCAAGATAAATCTTTATATAATTCAGGTAAAACTTCTATTTGTTCTTCAAAAAAATCAGATCCTGGAGTCATTAAAGTGTTAGTCCAAAAACCACATGATAAACTAAAATAATTAGTTATATCTTTAGTAACTTCCATTTTATAACATAAATCTCCTCCACTTTTGGGGCAATTTATAATTTCATCGTAATCCATATTTATACTTTTTTAAGTTGTGGTATTTTTAATTCTGGTAATTTTAATTTTACTTGGTGTGAAAAATCAGGTAATACATTAGTTAAATGATTATCAATTAATTCACTCATTTTATCTCTACTAAAATTTGTTTTTGCAAAATAAGCTTGTCTTTTACCTTTACTTAATTTTAATTTATAATCTTTGTAAACACTTCTTAAAGATTCTCTAGCATAAACAGCATCAACTTGAAACCATTGGGCTTCTTGTTGTAACCAATCATTAGCAGCACTAGGATGAATATTTTCTAATGTACCTTGTACTAAAGTTGTAAATTCGGGATTTAAAAAATCTAAATGACCTGACCATCCAGATGCTATAATAGGTTTTCCTGTTAGACTAAATTCTAATAATGGTCTACCATATCCTTCACCTTTAGTAAAACTTACCATAGATTTTATTTTAGGATGATTATATAAATCATTCATTTCTAAATCACTAAATTCACCATGTAACAAATAAATATTAGGAATTTTATGACCTTTATATTCTCTAATATATCCTTGTATTTGTTCTAAAATTGCTTCTTTACTAGTATAAGAATTATTACCTTTACTACATTTTAATATAAGAGCAGGCATTGCACTTCTATTTCTAAAGGTATCAATAAATTCTTTTATTAATACACCTACATTTTTTCTATCATGACCGTGTATTCCTTGCATCCAATGTCCTACAAATAAATAACAAAATTGTTCTTTTATACTTGATAAATTAATACCTTCAGATTTTGGTTTAGATATTTTTTTATATAAATCTGTATTTACTCCTTCAAATATTACATTAATAGGTTTTTCTACTTTTAATTCTCCTATAACTTGTTTAGAGTTTTTATCTCTTTTCTCAAATTTAACCCCCTCAAACATATTTTTTGCAAATTGAGAAGATACCCAAGTTTCATTCATTCTATTTATACCTTCAACCCATTCACCTTTACATGAAGTTGCTTCAATACCAGCAGTACAACCAATATTATATTTTCCTACTGGTCTAAATTCATTAGGTATTGTTATTTGCATCCAAATTTCTGGTTGTTTAGTAGCTTGTTTCATAGGATCATGTTTATAATCTAATAAAAATTCCCATTCAGGATGATCTTTACAAAAACCCCAAGGAGTTTCACCCCATCTTTGAGCTAATAGTATAACTTCGTATTTATCAGATTCTATAATTGATTTAACTACATCTCTACTTCTTGCCCCATAACCACTATAAGTATCAAAAGGGCAACTAATTACAAATTGGGGTTTCATTTCTGTTTTTATTTTTTCCATTAGTATATAATTTTATGATTTAAAAAACTTGGTTTATGGGCAGTAGCATTAATAATTTCATATTTTTCTCTTGGTTTCCAAGTATCAAATAATTCATTAAATGCTTCCATAACTCTATTACCTTGATGTTCAGATGTAAATCCAGCTTCATCACTAATAGCCCATTCTCTACCTTTTAATCCTCTACTTTTTCTCTCTTTAGGATCCATATTATAAATTTCTCCTATTCTTTCAGCTACATCTTCAAAGCAACATCTATCATCATAAATGTAAGGTGTTGGAGGTGATCCTTGTATTGATCTTGAAGTTGGATATACTGGAAATGCCCATTCACCGTGTTTTTTATATGTACCTCTATGATTAGAAGGAACATCCGCACTAGGTGTAAACCATTTTCCATTTTCATCAACAAATCTCATTTGATCTTGCATACCACCTGTAGTATTAGCTATAACAGGAGTTCCTGATAATATAGCTTCAGTTAAAGTTAATCCCCAACCTTCATTAGATGTAATTAAAATTTGGGCATCAGCTATGTTATACAAATAATTTAACTGTTGAGCTGTTAGTTTACTATGAGAAAAAATAATATTCTCTGAATATTTTTCACCAAATAAAAAGTCATTTACTTTATATAAATCAGTTCCAGCATCAGTTGATCTTTCAGTATGTAAAATCATTTTACATTTTAAAGCATCTTCGTAAGGAAGTGTATCTAAAAATATTCTAAAAGCCATTAAACTATCAGGTATTTGTTTTCTTCTAATGTTTCTAGAATTAAAAAATAAGGTAAATTTAGGAGATTGACCTTTAAATATTGCTTGTTTAAATTCTAAAAAACTTTTTTCTGATAGTTCTTCTTGAGACATAGGATGATAAATATCGTGGTTTAAACCATGTGGGATGTATTTAAATATCCTTTGTTTATCATCATTATCTAATACTAATTTATTGATATTTACTGTTTGTTTTGAAATACCCATTAATAAATCACAAGCTTCATAATATGGTTTATTATACATTGGAGCTGGGTAATCATCCCATATATTTAAATAAGTTATAGGACAAATTTTTCTAATTTCACTTTCCATATCCCAAATATATCTAAAATACCTTGGATCAGTAATTAACATAATAGCATCTGGTTTTTCAATTTCTAATACTCTACGTAATACTTGAGGATCGCCATAAGCATGTACTGGGTATAAAAATACACTTGCATCTTCTATTTTTGCATTAAGATTAACATCTTTAGATATATCTAAATGTTTTCCAACTTCAGGGTGTTTTATAGCTCCTGCCATTTGTACCCAATTAAAGTGATGAGCTGTTTTTATAACTACTTCTTTAGCTACAGTAGCTACTCCAGAATGTACTCTAATATCATCACAGATTAATAGTATTTTCTTCCTTTTGTCTTTAGGAAGATGCTTAAAACTTTTATTCATAATTTATTTAATTTTTATTTTTCTAAATTAGTTTGGTTTGTAATTTTTTTTCTAAAATCTTCATCAGTAAGATACAAAAAGATAGATCGATCTGCAAGTTTTTGGAAAGAAAATTTACGTCTAACGCATTCAACTTTAAAATCATTAAAGAGATCCGTTTTTACTTTTACACTAGTTAGTGTCATTGGTTTATTAGCCATAGTCTTGATTATTTAATTTTATTATTCATATTATACATATATATTTATTTATTGAAATACAACCCCAGCACCACAAAGTTCTTTATCTTCTTTAAAAGGACAAAAATTACAATTCCACTTACTTACAATTTTTTCATATTTTTGTTCTTTAATTTTACTATTCCTATCAAAAACAGAATGAATGAAATCATTAATGGTACTTGTAGCTTGTTTTAATTTTGTTTTGCCTTGAGGAAATACATGATTTTGAAGTCTAGATAATTTATATTCACTATTTTCCCAAAGTTTTCTTTTAACAATAAAAAATTTAACCTCAATTTTATCAATAGGTATTTCATATTGCTCTGAAAAGTATTGTTTATATAACAATAACTGATATTTTTTCATATCATCTTTCTTAGCATATTCATTCCACCCATTAGTACTGGTTTTAATGTCTATTATTTCAAATTTATCTATAACTTCATTATATAATACGACATCTAAATATCCTGTATATAATACGTTATTATACGTTTTATTTGGTGGTATTACTAGTGGTACTTCACAGCCAACTAAATATGTTCCTTTTGTACTAAAATTAACATTAATGTCTTTTTTAAATTCTTTAAGTATTAAAGTACCATCTTCAAAAAATTCTCTCATTTCTTCTGCTGATGAAAAATGGGTTTTACTATTAGATTTATATTGTTTTTGATATTCATCAGAAAATTTATCTTGGAATAATTTTTCTAAGTCAATTTTATTTGCTTTAATTTTTGAATCATTGTATCTAACATCAAGAAATTCTTGAATTACTTCATGTATTGCTGTTCCAAATACTGTGTGTATAGAAGATGTGAATCTTTTTATTTTATCCTTATATTGTAATTTCCACCTGTGAGGGCATTGTTTATAAATTGACATTTGAGAATATGATACGTGTTTTTGAAACGCATAATTTATCTCAGGTGGGGGATTATTTTGGATCCTTTTTACAATATTTGGGATTTTTCTAGCCAATTATTTTTTCCATTTATCTCTACCTACTAGTAGACCAATTATTCCGTAATTAGCTATATCTATAAAAGTATCTTCCATACCTTCACCCTTAACAAATGATCTTTTATTAATTAATAAATTTTTTAATCTACTAATTTTATCAGTTAATCTAATAGTTAAACCAGTAAGAGAAAACGCTTTATCATCTTTATTATTTAATATATCACCACCTAAAGCGATATTATTTAAACCATAATCCATATGTTTAGCAGCAAACATTTCATACATCTCTTCTGATATTCTTTTAAATTCTTCAGATAATTCTGGGTATTCGGTCTCAAATATTTCTACAGTATGTGAAGTTTGAACACCTTCTCCAAACCCCTCTTCTTGAAATTTCTTTATAGAATCACCCATTATATCACTGATTTTCCTGGTTTAAAGTATTTTTCTAATATTTCTAATCTTTCTTGAGCACCAGCAAAAGTTGATAATGCTTCTTCAGCATTTTTATAAAAATCTTCTGTTGTATGATCACCAATCCCTACTGGGTTATTTGATAATAGATCAATACTTAATAGTGCTTTTGCTTTATCCGCTGTTGCAGCTGAATGTAACATTGTGTATAATTTTTCGTTCATTTATTTAATTTTTTTATTTCTTTTTTATTTAATCCTATTGATGTTAATATACGAACTATTTCACCATTATCCAAAATATTTAAATATGTTTTTGCTTCATTTTTTGAGCATTCCCAATAATTACTTAAATAATTTATTAAGTCTTTATTTGGTTGTTTAATACTAGATTTAATATATTTATTCCATTTATTATTTTTAGGAATAAATTCTCTATATATAGTATATATTTCTTTTTTATTTTGAGGTAATATAGTTTGTACTTCATTGACTATATCAAGAAAGCTAGAATTCATAGACATAAATCTATGAATCATATAGCTATTCCATAACTCCCAATCTTTATCTGAAAAAGAATTAGGATCAGCTTTAATGCTGTTTATTTGTTTAAGCCAATCCCAAACATTTTTCATTTACATTGATAGTGTTTCGTCCTTTAATTCTTCTCTTAGTTCTTTTGGTAAACCTTCCTTTAAAATTTTACCTGAACTTGGGTCATAAAATACTGGAAGAGGCATTATAGCATCTTCATCTGTACCTGCAACAAATTTAGAAATTTTTCTTAAAATAACTCCTGATACAAATATATTCTTACCTTCTGAGTTAAGAATTGGAGTAGTTGCTTTTAAATCTACATTTAATTGAGGTTGTTGTTGTGATTGTTTCATTACTTGTTAATTATTAAATTATTTATTAAACTCATTATATTAATTTCTTTATCTATTCTAAAATTAGCCTTATATTGATGGTCATTAATTAGAGCAGTTGCTGTACCTTCTTTATTGGGTAGAAATTTAACAGCGTTTTCGTATAAAAACCTAAATAATTCATCAAAATCATCAACATTAGCATCTGCTATTATTTGACGAATCTTGGTAAATGAAGGTTTATTTTGTGATAATTCAGATAATATTTTATCCATATAATTAGATGAAACTAATATTGTTTTATCTAATTTTAATGCATTGTTTTGTGTAGATAATTGTATAGTATTAATACATTTACGTAAATCAGGGTAATATTGATTAACTAATGGTACTAAATCTTTTACATTATGCATTATCATTTCTTCTTGTAAAATCCAATTTAAGTGTTTAGCAACATCTTTTTTAGTTGGAGGAACAATTTTAAGTACTTGACATCTTGATTGTAAAGGATCAATAATACGTTCTACAAAATTACAAGTCATAATAAATCTTGTAGTACGTGAAAATGTTTCAATTATATTTCTAAGTGATGCTTGCGCTTGTATTGTAAGAAAATCCGCCTCATCCAAGATAACAACTTTAAGGGGTTTAAATGACGCAACAGACGCAAAACCAGAGACTTTATCCCTAATAGTTTCGATCCCACGCTCGTCAGAAGCGTTAATATAAATGTAATCACAATCTAAGTTTTTAATTATTAATTTTGCTAGTGTAGTTTTACCTGTACCAGCGGGTCCATAAAATATGAAATTTTGTATATCATTCTGTTCTAAATATTTTGATATAACAGATTTTATATTTTCATTACCTACATAATTATCTAATTTAGTAGGTCTATATTTTTCTACTAGTAAACTATTCTCCGTATTCACCATAAATTGAGTATCTTTTAATTGGTTCTGGTTTTATTTCTACTTCAGTTGTTGATATTGCATATAACTCACTTTGTAATGGGGCTAATTTATAATCACCTTTAAAACCAGATTTAACCATATAAGCTTCTAATGCATCTGTTAATGTTGTATGTACCTTACCACCAGGTTCTTCTGTTACTAATCTCCATTTATCTCCTGGGGGTACTCTACGAGCTATTAAAATTAAATTTTCTGTTATTTTTGTTTTCATTCCTATAATATACGAAAATTAAGTGGGGGAGACAAGCTCCCCCATTAAATTATTTAGATTCTGCTACAGATGCTTTTTTATAATCTGTAATTACTCTTTTAATAGCTTGGGCTGCTTTTCTTGCAATCCCTTGACTTTTTTTAGTAGTACCACTATTGTTTTCTGCTAAGATATTGAAATTTTCTTCAATTACCTCAAAAATTTGATCTTTTGTCATTTTTATTTATTTATTTATTAATTATTAATTTACATCATTCCCATCATTGATGGGTCCATTGCTGGTTGTTGTTTATCATTGTTTTCATCTAAATCATTTACTACAGTACATTCTGTTAGTAAAACAGTACCTGCTACAGAAGCAGCATTTTCAAGTGCTAGTCTTGTTACTTTAGTAGGATCAATAATACCTGATTCTTTATAATCAATTACTTCTCCTTTATTAACATCTATCCCTGACCAATGATTATTACCTGAATCTACTAATTTGTATCTTCCAAATAACCCAGCTTCAACTTTATTGTATCCTGCATTAAGTAAAATTTGTTCAAATGGTTTACCACATGCTTCATATACAATTTTTGCACCTTCATTATCTATTTTTATACTTTCTCGGGCATAAAGTAAAGCAACACCACCTCCTGGTAGGATTCCTTCTTCAATAGCAGCTTTTGTAGCATGTAATGCATCATCAACTCTATCTTTCTTTTCTTTTAACTCAATTTCAGTATTACCACCAACATGAATAATAGCTACTCCACCTACAAACTTTGCTAATCTATTTTGTAACTGTTCTGTTTCATAAGGAGTTTGTGCATTATCAACTTGGCTTTGTAGATTATCAACTCTTTTGCTAATATCCTCTTCTGATCCTTTACCATCAACAATAGTTGTTGTTTCTTTTGTAATAGTAGCAGTACGAGCTTCACCAAACCAATCCCATGAAAATTTATCTAATTTCATGCCTTTTTGTTTATCAAATACTTGACCACCAGTCATTATAGCAATATCTTCTAATACTAATTTTCTCTTATCACCAAATTCAGGTGCTTTAACAGCACATACATTAACAGTACCTCTCATTTTATTTACTATTAAAGTAGCTAATGCTTCATTATCAATATCTTCTGCAATTATTAATAGTGATTTTCCTTCACTAGATACTGCTTCTAATATTGGTAATAATTCTTTTACAGAATTTAATTTTTGGTCTGCAATTAATACAACAGGATTTTCTAATACTGCTGACATTGTACTATTATCAGTAACAAAATAAGGGGATTTAAATCCTCTATCAAATTGCATACCTTCAACAGTTTCTAGATAAGTATCTCCAGTTTTTGATTCCTCAATATGAACAACACCTTCCATACCAACTTTTTCAAGTGCTGTTGCTATTAAAGTACCTACTTCTATATCATTATTAGCTGATATAGTTGCGATTTGTTCTAATTGACCTTCAGCTGATATATCTTCAGATATATTTTTTCTTAAAGTTTTAATTACTTCTTTAACTGCTTTATCAATATTACGTTTAATTTGTACAGCATTTTCATTTTTAGATAGATTGTCTAATCCTAAATTAATCATTTCTCTAGCTAATAATGTTGATGTAGTTGTACCATCCCCAGCTTTATCTGCTGTTTGTACTGCTGCTTGTTTTACTAATTGAACCCCTAATTCTTCAGTTGGGTTTTTTAATGAGATGGATTTTGCTACTGTAACACCATCTTTTGTACTAGAAGGTATACCATCATCTCCTGCAATTACAACATTTCTTCCATTTGGGCCTAAAGTTGAAACAACAGCATCTGCTAGTATATTTATCCCTTTTACAAGATCATTTCTAGATTCATCGCTAAATTGTATTTTTTTACTCATTTTTTTATTTATTATTAATTTCAGTTAAATTTTTCTTATCTTCATTAGTTACCTCAGTTTCATCTAAAATATCAGATACATTTATCTCTGTAGCTACTTTAGCTAATACTTGATTTTCAGGTCCTACATAATATTCTTCACCATTAAATGGTAATTTAGTAAAACCTTGAGTTGGTAAAACTACTTTATCTCCTACCTTTAAATGCATAGGAATTAGGTCACCATTTAGAGTATATCTACCCGTTCCGATAGCTACAATTTCTCCAAATTCATTTTTTTCTTTACCCATATCAGGTACAATAATGTTACCGTGGATTTCTTCTTCGTTTTCAATAGGTTTAACGATAACCGCATCAAATAGTGCTTCTAATTTATTCATGATTAATATGATTTTTAATGTTATTTTCAATTGTTTTAAAACGATCTAAAAAATCGTTAAGGTTGGTATAATGTTCTTTAGTATGTAACTGTTCTTCACTTATTCTTTTTAATGCTTGTTCAAATTTTGCATGAAAGGTTAATGATTTTGAATAAGTTTTACTTTTTCCTGTAGATCTAAAATGGTTTTTATCAGATGTTACTTTAATGTTAACTGTATAACAGTTTTCATCTTTAGTGATAAAATAAGGTTCCATCCATGGATCTTCAATAAGGGTTAGGGATTTAGGTTTTCTTGCCATATAACTTTTTATTATTAATATTGACGTCAATATACGAAAAAAATGTGGCTAGGACACGTTTTTTTACAATTACTGTTTATTTAATTTTAATAGATTTTGGCTTAGCTTCCTCAGCTAAAGGTATAAAAATATCTAATAATCCATTTGTTAAAGATGCATCAATTTGTCCTAAATCAAATTTAGGTGCAATTTTATATCTTAAATCAAATGATTTTTTAGATAAACCATTATGGATAGTTCCTTCATGGAATTTTTCTTCTTTTGGTTTTTTATAACTTATTTTTAAAATATCTCCTTCAATATCGAGGATAACGTCTTTTTTAGTTAACCCAGTACAGGCAACTTCAAAATAAAGACCTTTATCATCAAAGTAAATATTAAGGGGATGTGGTTGTTTTGAATTTAATGCTGGTGCAAACTGCGATTCAGCATTGAAGTGATTCCTAAATAGGATGTCGAAAGGACTAATATGTCTTTCTAAGATTTCTAATGTACTCATATCATTTTTGTTTTATGGAGCCGAAGCTTCCGATTAATTAATTATTTAAAAATATAACTTGTGCCCTAGCTACAATGTTATTTTGTTATACATATATAAATTTTTTTTACTGTTCATTTCTTACTAAAAAATATTCACTTGTTATGCCTAATCCTTCAGAAGTAAATTTTAAATTTATATAACCTTCTTGTGTTAATTTTAATACTCCCCCATCCATATCTTTATTAGAAGATAATATATCTTTAAAAATATTTGAATTAAAAGGTATTGATAAATCATCTTCAAATTTACCTGGTGTTTGGTAAGTAATTTTATTAGCATAATTAGCATCATCTCCAAATAAAAATTCACACATTTTTACACCATCAATACTTTTAGTTGTTTTTACTAACATATGATCTACTTCAGATAAAGCATTTTTAGCTTTTATTAAAGAATCAATATCATCTATAGATAAATTAGTTTCAAGATTATAACCATCTTCAGGATCTTCTAACCATGTATTACTACCAATTACTAGTATATCAGCTAATGAATAAGATAAATCAAAGTTTGAATCTGATATGTTAATTTTAGTGTATATTTTATGGGTTTTTTCAGGTTGGATTAATAAATCTCCATTAGTAATAGATATTAATTTATTTAATTTATCAGTATCAAAGATTCCTAATTCACAATCTTCAAATGGAAAATTATTTAAATGTATTTTACATATTTTACCTTTTGATCCAGCATAAATAGTTAAAGTATTATCTTTAATTCTCCATTTAACAGTATTATTTAGTCCTTTTAAAAAGTACTTATTAATGACAGATTGTAATGTATTTTTATTTATCATAGGTTATAATATACGAAAGTTATTTTATATTTCAAAGGAATTTAATGAGTTTACATAAGGGTTTAATGATAAATCCCATTCTAAATCATTAAAAAACCCTTCTAATTTATTTAATAAAATTGAATCAAATACTTTTTGTCTATCAGCATAATTATCTAAAAATTGTTTTACTTTTTTAGGCATATCATGATCAAAAAAAGCTAATGCTTCTATTTTATATGGATTATCTTTTAAGTAAATCCATTTTACTTTATCTGCTTGAGTCATTAAGTTATGTTTTTTATCTAATTGCCATAAACTTAATAGATCATTATATCTAATAGCTGCTCTAACAGGTGCAGGTGCTCCTAAATTTCTTTGTGTTTTGCCTTCCTTTTTCTGACTAAGGGGTCTAAGTATTTCAGTAAACATTTCACCTGCGGCTTTACGTCCAGCATATTTATTTAGTTTTTTAATCATTGTAGGATTTCCTAATTGTGTTAAAGGAATATCCCCATTTAATATTTTTTCTTTAAAAGTTTTAATCTGTTTAGTAATACTTTCTTCTTTAACTCCCTTTAAAGTTTGTTGTAAAATGTTATTGAAAAATTTACCTAAAATTGGTGGGAAATTTGCTTTCATAAACTCTAGACCTTTTATATCTAAAGTTTCTTTTGATATACCTTCTGTTTTAGTAATCCATTGTGCATAACGTCTTGTAGCCCTAAAATAAGCTGCACGTATTACACATTCAGTTTTCATTTTTAGCCTATTTTCTCTAATTACCCCAAAACTTTTAATAACTAATCTTTTATAGTCTTCATTAATAACATCTTCAGTTATTTCAGCTAATTTTTCTGTAATATTATCTTTTTCAATATCACTAAATTTTTTATCAAAATCAGGGTAAATATGTTTTAATACAGGACCTCCGTGAAAATAATTTGAATCTGTGTCAACATAAGCACATAAATTCTTATCATCTTTATTACAAATCCACCAAGGAGTATCTTCTAAATGTCTCATTAATATTTTTCGTATGATTTTTCTTCAACTAAACCTGATTCTGTTAAAATGTTTATTTCTTTTTTAACATCACATCTTTTATCATTAGTAATGTACACAGATCTTGCTAATTCTACAAATTTTTCACTAAAATCTTTACTTCTTTCACATTCTCTAATGTCATCTTCAATAGTCCATAATTGACCATTAATTTTAGATAAATTTAAATATAATTCTTGAATTTCTGGTCCATATTTGTCAAATAAATCATGTACAAATGGATTTAGTTCATTAAATTCATTATTAATATTGACTAATTTATCTTCATCTGTTATATTTAACATTTTTAATTCTAGAATTGATATTTTATCTAGTAGTTCTCCGTTTGATATTTCTATTTTCATTTGTTTGTTAGTGTTATTTGAAAAGTTATTTTATTAATTGTAAATCTAAATACTCCTTGTTTTAGACATTTTTTAAACATAATTTCTTGTGACTCACTCCAAGACTCACTTAATTTTATTAATTCTTCTTTTTCAATTAATTTACCATTAGCTTTAATTAGCATATTTTGTCTAATTGATTGTTTTTTTAATGTCATATTTCTAATTTTATTTCGTCCCTTAATACTTTATTTAAAAAGGTATTAGCACATAATGCACTTTCCTGTATAATTCTTTGTCCTGTTAGTGTAATAGCTTGGCTAATTAAAAAATCAGGTAATCCATATCTAAATGTTGGTAAAGCTGTAGCTCCATATAGTGAATTAAGTAAGATTTTCATTGTATACTGCATTAAATAATAATATTCACCTTCTTCTTTATTACCCGCTTTATAAGCATCCTTCATTTTGTTTTTATATACAACTCTTTCATCAAACCAAGTATTTAATATAGTTGATAAAACTGATTCTTTATCCTGTCTAAAAAATGCTCCATTAGCTGATACAGATAATTTATTATCTTCTATATATTTAATTAATTTAGGTGGTTTAATAAAAGTTTGTTGACCTTTTATATTTCTAATTTCAATTTGCCTATTAGAATCCATTTCTTTTAAATCGTTAATAGCCAATCTACTATTACGTCTATCTTCATCTTTGATGTAACCGACTAAAGTTTCTCTACCTATGTTAAGTGACATTATTATACATGGATATAGTGAAACTAAATCCAAATCAAACATATGATCATATAATCCAGCTTTAGGGCAAAATAAATAACCCCCAGCATATGTTTCTTTTTTACCTAATGGTTGTTTACCCTGATATGGTCTAGCAGGTGGGATAATATTTTGGGATAATAAATAAGCAGATATAGCTCCATCTTGAGTTACACTGTTTGAATAAACTTCACTGTAATTGTGTTTGCCTTTATGTGCTAAGTTTTTTGTTAATGCTATATAATCTAACTTTTCATCTAATAATTTAAGTATTTCAACATCACGAAAATTATATTCTATAAATTTATGCAAATCAGTTTCAAATAATTGATCTAAATTACCTTCATATTCAATTTTTTTAACACCAGCATATTTTTCACCAATAGCATCTAGTTTATAACTTGGTTCATCTTTCCAACTATATTTTTTATGTAAACGAATATAATCTAAAGATTCAATACCTACAATATCTACAAATTGATCTCTTTTAGTCCAACTAGAAACCCATTTACCTGTTTCTCTATGTTTCCACCAAGATGCTTTTTCAGTCTTAATCTGACCTGTAGGAGACAACATTTCAGCATAATCTTTACCTAAAACCTTACATATTCTATAATATAAATAAGGAATATCAAAATAATCTGAATTATAACCAATTAAAATATCAGGATAATTAGTAATAAACATTTCAATAAATTTACCAAGTAATTCTTTTTCGGTTTTACAGGGTATTATTTTTTTCTTTCTTTGTTTATCCCAAGTAGTAGTAGGTATTAAACCCTTTTTATCCCATACTAAAATAGCCCATTCATCATCTTTTTTATCCCACCAAGCAATAGAAGTAATAGGCATAGGTGCATTTTCAATATATTCTTTAGTTAAAGCCCCTCCTATTTCACACTCAATATCAAAAAACATTTCTCTATGGCCTGTAGAAGGGGTATCATTAGTTCCATATTTTTCAATTAAAAATTTCTGGTGAGGTTTTATATCATGGTAATGTAGACCATGATCTTTTCTATTATAATCAGATGTTTTTCGTAACTTTTCACCTTCTAAACCAGTAAATTCACCATTAGGATCTTCAATATATGAAGTATTTAACCATTCAAAAGAATTATAACCACCTTCATCCCATAAATTAATTTTATAGAGATTACTATCATATTTACCTATTCTTGTTGCATAACATTTAATATAACTCATTTATATAATGGTTTCAACTTTATAAAACTTAGCTAACTCTTCAGTTTTAAAAAATTGGGATAAATCTGGTCTAAAATAATTAATTGATTTCATTACTTTTCTATCTCTTGATCTATAGACAATATACCTTCCTTTCGCAATCTTCTCAAAATGACAGGCCTCACCTTGTTCCTTACTTCTTTGGCTGACGGTCTGTATGGCTTCTTCTTCAGTTTTACAAGCTTTTGACATATTGCTTGCTTGTACTTCTTGATAGGCAGGCCATATCTTGCTTTTAAGGCCATGTAACATAGTACCGTTCCCAAGGGAAACATAAGTAATATCGCACAAAGCGTCCAAAACTTCCACAATGTCGCCTCGTTCGCAAGCTTCTTTATACTCTTCAAGTTCTTCGAGGATAAAATCATAGACAAATTGCCATTCTTTTTTAGCAGGGATTGTTGGTTCATAATTGTTGGGTTTATTAAAAGTGTTATTAAATCTTTCAACTTCATCAACAAAAGGGACAAGACCATTTGCTTCTGGGTCAAATACTTGGAAATCTAATTTTAATTGTTTACTCATTATCTTTTTTATTTATTTTATTTTGGAACTTCATAAATGATCCTTCTTTATCATTTGTTAAACCTCCTACTGTATTTATTTTATCATCTTCTTCTGACCAAGGTCCTGGTTCGTCTGCTCTTTCCAAAAAATTTACAACATCAGGATCATTTACCCAATAAGCTTCAGCCGCATTAGGATCATCTATCTCGTCTTCTTTTGCTAAATAATCTTGTATAGCTTTACTATCACTTCTTTCCCAAGGATATACAATCCACTCATCACTAACTTCTTTAGCCCATAAAGTAGGAACAAAAGAGGAGGTATGAGGTTTATAATGTAATACAGCATGATATAACCCAGGAGCTTTTTCTAACGTTTTTCCTGAATCACAAATATCATCTATTACTAAAGTATTTGTAAATACATTATTAACATAGGGTAAATTTAGTTTATGTGATATAATTACTGCAGGTATCAAACCTCCTCTTGCTAAACCGGTTACTGATTCTATTTGTGGGCATTCTAACATTATTTTTTTGCTTAAAAGATCTGTTAGTTGTTGTATATCATCCCAACTCAAATGTATTTTGTTATCTATTGTTACTGCCATTATATATTATGTCCTCCGTTATTGATCTTTAAAGAATCAAAGAATTCCTTTCTTGCTAAATTAGTATTTTGTCTAAATACTCCTGATGCTTTTGTAGTTACCATTGCAGCACCTTGGTGCTTAACTCCCCTACAACTTACACAATTATGTGTACCTACAATAGTAACAATAACACCTCTATTACCTTCTGTAATTTTAGATACTGCATTATGAATTGCAGACGTTAATTGTTCTTGTATTGCACCCCTTCTACCAAATAATTCAACAATTCTATTTAATTTACTCAAACCAATTACTTGACCATTTTCTCCTGGTATGTAACCAATATGAACTACCCCTCCAATTGTTTGGTGGTGATGTGAACACATTGAAGTTAATGGTATATTACGTTCTATAACTATACCATCATAACCATCTGATGGGAATGATGTAATTGGAGACATCGCTGTGTATCTACCAGCCCATAAATCATTTACATATGCTTTAGCTACACGTCTTGGTGTATCATTTGAATTAGGATCATTTTTCCAATCACAATCTAATGCAGTTAGAAATTCTCCATAAGCTTTAGTAGCTTTTTTTATCATTTCTTCCTTTTGTTTATCATTTAAAGGAAAATTGGTTGCAACCCCATTTGCAAAACCTTTTTGTACAACTTCTAAATCTTTATGAATGTTTTTATGTTTGCTCATTTATATAAATTTTTAGTTTATCAATTAATACTAATACATCGTCTGGGTCCATTGTTATAGCACAGCATGTATTTACATTTTCTTCTATATCCTCCAATATACGAAGGGCTTCTTGCTTATCCAAATCTTTATACACACCTCTCGGTATTAAATGCGATAATGTGTGAACGACCTGTAAATCTCCAACCTCTGTCTCTTACAAAATTCATTACTTCAGGGTATGATTCCATTAAAGATTCCCTAGTATCCCCAGCAGGCATAGCCCAAACTTTATTATCTGGTATACTACATTCTTTTATAAATGTTTCTACCTCTTCTATCATAGATAAATTCTTATCCAATACAGGTTTAATATGGTAATCAGAATGATATTCAATAGATTGTTTTATTGCTTCATAATTTAATCTTAATCTATTATGTGTTTTTATCATTTTTTCGTCCACATCTTTTCCTTGAGGAGTAACAGCACCCAAAACGGGAACGCTATTACTGAACTTAGGAGAAATGCTAAGAAGATTAATGGGATAATCAGTAGGGAGGAAATGAGATCCCTCAGTTTCAATAGTAATAAAAATGTTTCTTTCATGAGCAAAATGAGTTAATTCATTTACTAGTTTAGGATGCATAGTAGGTGAACCCCCAGTTAGCATCATTTCTTTAATATGAGGATGTTGATCGTAGGCATCTATAATATCTTGAAAAGAATATGTTCCTTTTTCTGGGTGGATACTTGTGTACCAACTATCACACCATCCTCCTTCACCAAAGAAACATCTGTGAGTACAGCCTGTTGTTCTAACTACAATAGTAGGATAACCTTGTCTACTACCTTCTGATTGTACGGCTGTGTATACTTCTAATACGGGGAGGGTTTTATTATAGTCCTCTATTCTTTTTAACTGTTTGTGCATATGTTCATTTTTTTAAGTGGTTTTTCATTCACTGTTATAACTTATTATTCGCTGTAATAGGCAGCATTTTTTCCATGTTCCATGAATTTAACTTTAGTGACTCTGACTCTATTATCAGTTTCAGTTTTTACAAATTCATTTATATTACGATAAATATATTCAGCAAACTTCTCTGCACCAGTAGCTTCAATTACTCTTACTTGAGCTACTCCTGCTTTATCCATTTGTTGAAATGCTTTAAGATTAGGATCATCTTCTGCTACTATCAAAGTATGATCAAACATATAATCCATCCAAGCTTTAGGTTGTTTACCATCAATTAAGGTTTTGGCACGTTTCATTCCACCAAAATCCCAAACCCAATTTCTATCATCTAATTCACCCTCAAAGTAAACTTTAAATGATATACCATAACCATGTACAAATCTACAGTGTGTTGTTTCAGCTTTCCATTGACGAAACACTGTACTAAATCCGTCAAAAACTTTACTTGATTGAAATTTACCCATTATAAAAATTTAAAATTTGTTGTTCTGTTTGTAACCCAACTAACCTATTTTTTTCTGATCCATTTTCTAATAATACTAAAGTTGGGATGTTTCTTACACTATGTTTAACTGATAATTCATTATCATTATCTACGTCTATTTTTTCGTAATTAATTTTATTACCTAAAGATTCTATAATAGGACCTAAGGTTTTACATGGACCACACCATGATGCACTAAAATAAAGTATTTTTTTCATATTTTTTATTTATTGTTATACTAATTCTTCTATTATTCCTATTACTTCACTTAATATAAGTAAAGCTGTTGCAGTAACCAAACTAAAAGGGATAAAGAAATACCCTATTATTCGAACACCAGATTTAAAAAAACTTATTTGTTGATGTAATTTTGGATCTGGTAGTTTATCTATTTTTGATTCTGTTATATAATCTTCTCCTTTATAATTTTTCATAATTTTATTTTTCCCATTTTTCTAATAAAGTTATTACGTTCTCTCTTGCTACTTCCCAAGTAACTGGTCCTGTTTCATCTGCATAATCTATAGGATCAGGTCTTCCTAATTTTATAAATGCTTCAATACGTTCTACTGATGAAGCTGATTTATAATCTGAATACCATTTCCAAGCATTTGTTTCTGGTCTGTGGTAATGTTTAATTGGTTTATATGATGTGTGTGTTCTTTTATATACTTCATCAAATTCAATATCTAAAACACCACATAAATATTCTCCATCTTGTAAAATACCAAATTTATCAGTATCTAAATAAGGGGTAAAATATCCTACTCTTTCATGATCCCAATTTCCTTCTCTAAATGCTTTATCATCTGCATCTCTAAATTCTTGTCTACAATCAGGATAAACAGCATGATCACCTGCGTGAATACCCAGGGCAATATTACAATTTTCTTCTGTTTTATTTGCTATAGATAAAGCTACTGCTTGTGTAATAGAAGCAAATATTTTATTTCTATTAGGTACAACTGTTTCTTTCATATTATCTTGTTCATAATGTCCTTCAGGTACATCATCTCCACCTTCAACTAGAGCTGAATCTAGTAAACCTACTAACCCGTCTAATTTAATTTGTTTATAATTTACTTTATGACCTTTATCTGATAGGAAATTAATTAGAGATTGAGCTTTTTCTAATTCTACTTTGTGTTTTTGACCATAGTCAAATGAAATACCTGTTACAGTATCATATTCACTGATAGCTCTTAACAATAGGGTGCTACTATCCATTCCACCACTTAACGAAACTACTACATGTTTTGCCATATTTATTTAAATTTAATTTTTTGCCAGGTATTATGCGTATAGGCTAACGCTTGTTTAAATTTGCATTTTATATATAATCCAATATACGAAAAAATTGTTGTGATTCCAAACCCTCCTAAAATAAGAGTCCAAATATTTGGGTGATAGTGCTCTCCACAAAGCCCTAGTGCATGTCTTATAAATTCTGCCATATTATTATTAGTCTTCTTCTACAAATTCTACGTCTCCGTAATCATCAATTGGTTTATCTCTTACTAAGTCCCAATCTGCATCATCTATAATTTCTTGTTGGAGATCTTCATCACCTGTTTTCCACTTTGCTACTTCATCTTCTGTTAAGATATATTCTTCCCATCTGAAGTTTGCGTAATTTACTGTTCTTGTTAGTTTTGCCATAACTTATTTATTAAAAATTTCTTGTACTCTAAAATATTCATCTAAAAATTCTCTAGTATATAAAAATACTTCTTGATTATTAAATTCTAATAATCTTTTTTTATAAGGTTGTTTTTTAAGTATAGCATAAGCATTAACTTTTAATCCTGTGCCATTTTTGTCTGCATGACCTGTGTAATCATAAAGTGATATCATAATTGTTTTTGTTTTAAATTATTAATTATTCTAAATTGTGTTGTATTATGTATTATGTCTTCATATTGAATGTCTTCAAATTTAACATCAAAATGATCATTCATATTTGCTTTTGGTTTATTATCTAAGCCATGATCTTTATATCTTATACCTTCTAATGCTGCCATTACAGGATTAGAGGTATCAATTGATTCTATTCTTAGATTATTATCATACCATCCAAATTCTTGTGGTATTGAACATCCTAATAAATGGAATTTAACATCTTTTAAATGTTTTAAATTTAATAATCCCTGTACAAATCTTATTCTACCTAATGCTTTACCCATGTCTTCATTTGAATGAGGAAAAAACTCATTATACCAGGTAGCACCATAAGAAACACATAATTTTTCATAACCTAAATTTTGTAATAGATTAGCACATAAATATGCTTGATTTTTATCTTCACCTTGGATTACTGCTGTAATTTTAGTTTTTTTAGGATATTTAAATTGTTTCCAATATTTGGCTTGAGCTGCTGTTTGACCACATTGCATCCAAACATCAGGTACAATAAATTCATCAGGTTTTAATTCATCAATCCAATGTAATAATCTTTGACTATTATATGCTTTTCCTAATTCATGAAGTGAATTGTCCATAATAACATATCTACCTTTGTCTCTGGCATCTATAAAATACTGTTTATATTCTTCATCTTGATCTAATAAATGAGGTAAACAATAATCATAATCATTAAACTCAGGTGATGCTGTTAGAAGACATCTTGGTACTTCGTGGCTAATTTTAGGCATATTTTCTATTTATTTTAATTTTTCTTCTGTATTTATCTTCTATAATATAATAAAGATCTATTAGTTCTCCACTACATTTTAAACATTCTTCAATAACTTTTTCTTTTGTAATATCAAAATATTTTTCAAAATGTTTGTATAATGATTCTAATTTACTATTTTCATCTTTTTCAAAATCTTCAAGTAATCTTTTTCTACGAGCTTTTAAAAGTCTTACTTTTTCACTAGTATGGTCAAGTTCGCCTTTTTGTTCTATTTGTAATTCATCTAACATATGTTCACATAAATATGCTTGTAATTGATAACTTGATAAATCAAAATCACCATTAAGTATTTTATCCCTAAAATCAGCTTTATTTGGAAGTGGTTTGTTTTTTTCATCATACCATCTCCACCACATAAATCTATTATAGTTTAATTTTCTATAATTAGATAGTTGTTTTTTTATAGTTGATTTAGGTATACTAGGATTAAACATTAATAATTACCTGTTATTATTGCTCCAAATAATAATAAACCATATCCAAATGCAAATATTGCAAGTAAAGCCATAAAATCTACTATAATTGGTAGTGGGTCTTTTTTGAATTCTCTAATAAGTTCTTTGATCATAACCGTTTTTTAATTAATATTACCTAAATATACGAACTCTATTTTAAGTAGCCAAATTATTTGCGCGAAGTTTTTAACCAATCTAACCAAAATCCTATTGCTACTATTACATTTAGCCCAATAGAAGATGCAATTTCTAATAAATCATGGAAATCATGTATAGATAAATGAATATGACCTACAACCCAAAAAGGTATAGCTAATTGTTGGCTAATCCAAATTAATAAAAATTTAATAAATTTTAGTAGTTTCGTCATTTAAATCATTGTAACCTTCTATTTGAGACGATAAATGTATGTATTCTAATTTTAGATTTTCTAATCTTTTAGGAGAATCATCAAAAGTACCTGCTACTCTTGGGTCTTCAAACATATCTATTTGTTCTTTAACATCTATAATTTCTTTTTTTAGTAATTCTAATTTATCTAATTTACCATCTTTATTTAAATCATATTGTTCTAAATCTTTTGAATTTACCCAAACTAAATCTTCAGGTAAATCAGCACTATCCATTTCTGCTACTTTTTCATAATGTTCCCCTGTATTACCATTTTGGCCTATAATGTTTATTCTTTCTTCAGCTTCATCTTCTTTAAAATCTGATATAGGGTATGATTTATTAAATTCCATCCCTTCAGGAACAGACATTTTTACTTCAACTTCTTCTCCATATAGATTATCTCTATATTTTTTAGAAGGATAAGCTTGTGCAAAAGCAAAATTAGCAGCTACAACTAATGAAATTGCTAATGGATCAAATACAAAAATTATAATAAGTAATAGTATATTAATAATTTTATCCATAGGTATACCGGTTAAACCCGATAAATACTGCAGAGGTCCTAATTCTGCAGCGATTTCATTGTTACTTTCTAGTTCTAATATAGATAATTGATATTTTTGAAGTGAATCTGCTGCTATTGTTCGTTTTTCATATACATTTTTACGATTTTCTTCTTCAGTTTCAATACGTTTTTGTGATAGTCTTAATTCTGTTGTAGAAATAGTTTGTCTAAACCCAGTAGATGATGTTGTATCTTTAACCTGGATTGAACTTGCTTTAGCATTTGATAAAATTGATATATTTTTTGATATTCTTTCTAATTCTTTATCAAATCTAATTACATCTTCTTCGTAAAATGATTTTTTATTTTCTAAAAATTTAATTTCATTTTCAGTCATACTTAATTTACTATAAGTATCTTGATAAGCTGCACTTAAAAACCCATAAATACCCATACTAGTAATTAATACTAATACTATAGTTGCTATAGATAAATAAATTCTTAATGTTTTATTAATTGTATCCCAATATTGATATAAAAGTGAAGCTGTAACTAATTTAGCAAATTCTAATGAACCTGCCATTATAATAACTTGAAATTGTGCTCCAGCAAATAACTTGCTTAATCCATAAACTGAATAGAATGCCGCAGATGCACTTACTGATAAAGCAGAAAATGCAATGAGAAATGGAAACATTCCTTTTTTAATATTCTTAAACATAGTTCTAATTTTAGACGGTGTCGTAGTCAATATACGAAATTTCTACCTCATCTCCACGCTCTAATGCTTCTGCTATTGAAGGATAGATTCTTTTATAGGCATCATTAGAACCTCCTATAAAACCACTTTTAGATTTTGTAATATTTTGTTGTTGAGTATCTCCTACTAATAAACAACCATTAGTATGTTCATCTGTATTTCCAGTATGAATTAAAATATATTCAAAACCTGGTACATCTCTTACCCATAACATTCCTTTATGCATAGAACCATATTTTTTAGTATATCTTGCATCAAATCCACCTATAGTTCTTAATGTAATTTTGTAAGTACCTGATGGTACTCTAGTTTCTCCCATTACTTTAGTATCTCTATGTTCATCTTCTAAGGTATAACATAAAAATTTTCTATTTGTTGTTACATCAAATAATAACCCATTTGTACTATCTTTTTGTGAACTTACTCTTAAAACTTCTAATTTCATTTTTTCATGTGTTTTGTTAAATTAGGATACATTTCATATAATGCATCCGAAATCCATTTATCAATTTTTTTTATTATATTTTTTAATTTTATCATAGAATAAAAATTCCCGCACCTTGCGGTACGGGAATAAATATTGGGATTTTCTTTATTTTTTAAGAATACCCATAAGAATGAAAGCACCTACTAATCCAAGTAAACCTTCAGCACTTAATGAGCCTAAAAGTCCCATGATGTTTGATACTACAGTCATGTTCCCAAAAAATGGGATTCCTGCTCCTCCAAATAGTACTTCTAATACTACACCAAGAGCAATTACTGAAATTCCTATTTCAGTCAGTTTATTGGCCCAAGAGCCAATCTTTGATAAAATTTCCATATAATAAAATTTTAGTTAATAAATACGATAACTAGCAACTATTGGTCTTCGTTCTTTTTTCCGAAGATTTTGCCTACCTCAGCGATTCCGAATGAACCGAGGGTTACGATTACAAAAGAATTATAAATGTAATCTTGTATTTGAAGTTCTTTTCCGTAAATACCTGTTACAATATCTACTACAGCGAATATAATCATTACTATAAATGATATAAATCCTACTACGTTTTTTTCATTAATATTATTGTCGTCTTTAAACAAATTTGCTAACGCCATATCTTAGTTTTTAAAGTGAGTGAAAACTATTATGGAACCTTTTTGATTATGTATGATTATACATATTGAAAATAATTAAAAATCACTAAGGATTATTTCATCAATTTCTTCCTGTATTTCTTCTTTAGTAGCAAGCATTTTAAAACTTAAATCAGCTTGCCATCTTTTAAGTTCTTCACCATCTTTTAATATAATTATTGTAGGTACTACTACAACTTTATGTTTTTGTTGAAGTTTTGGATTTTCCATTATATCAACATATACTATATCACAGTCTGATAATTCCCCTACCCATTCTGCTTTATTTGGTTCATTCCACCCCGCATTAAAATGTATTGTTGTTATTTGAGAAAATACATTAGTATTAAATAATAAAACAATTAAAGTTATTACTAATTTTTTCATAATAATTATCTTAGTTTGTCAATCTTGTCTTCCATCCTAACTAAACGTTCTTTTAATTCATTAACGTCTTCTTGGGTTGACATAATAGTTTGACGGATTAATTGATCTTTCATATCATATTCCATTCTAGTTACATCTGGGGGTAATGGGTTTGGTAATTCTTTTGCTTCTGCAATATCAGCTTGTAGTGTAAACCACATACCTACTAAAGTTGCTATTAAAAATGCTATACCTCCTAATGTTTTTACACTTATTTGTACGTTAGTGTCTTCGCTTAATTCTTTTGCCATTTATTAAAATATTACATAGTTTATACCAATAGAAAAATCATGCCATCTTCTATTCCAGTATTTATTATATTTACCTTCTGCAAACACCCCTAAATGTTTGTCAAATTTATACCCAAATATTAATCCCCCATTATAATCAAGCCACTGTCCACCCTGGTATTTATGGTAAGAATATGGTTGGTCAGTGTCAATATGATAAGGCATTATATTACCCCATGAATGTATCCAAAATTCTTTTTCATAGTGGTAATAATCAAATCCTGCTACAAAAGAATATTCTAATTTCATTCCTAATTCATTTCTTTTTTTTTC